CAAGATATCACCTCTACCGGTGCTATGAGCATAATGACATATGATGGCACTATAAAATATGTAAACTATGCTACCGTTGAACCATCCACAGGTAATATTACCGGCAACTATTTCATTGGTAATGGTAGTGCATTAACATCTATAACCGGCGGTAATGTAAGTGGTCAAGTTGGTAATGCATTGATAGCAGGTACTGTCTATACAAATGCTCAACCAAATATCACATCATTGGGTACATTAAGTAGCTTAACAATAACTGCTAATATTACTAGTGGTAATGCTGATTTAGGTAACTTAGTAACAGCAAACTACTTTACTGGTAATGGATCGCTGTTAACTGGAATAACAGCAGGTACTAGTTATGCAAATAGTAATGTAGCAACATTCTTAGCAAGTTTTGGTAGTAATACAATCAGTACGACAGGTAATGTTAGTGCAGGTAATTTTATAGGTACTCTTGCTAACGGTAATAGTAATATAACTATTGCTGTGGCAGCAGGTAATGTAGTTACTAACGTTAACGGATCAACAATATTAACAACATATTCAGGTGGTATTAAAGTTGGTGGCAGTGGTATATTACAAAGCCCGGGCGGCGCAGGGTCTATTACATTAAATAACAACGGTGCTAACATTCCAACTGCTAATATCACTACTCAGTTGAATGTTACCGGTGCTAGTGGTGCAAACATATTAGGAACTGCAAATACTGGTATTGGAGCATTGAATGTTGGTGTAACTACAACACCATTAGCAAATACAGTAGCAAGTTTTAATAGTAACGTAAATTACTATACTCAAGTTACATTACAAAATAAGAGTACTGGTACTGACGCCACTGCTGATTTTGTAATAACTGCTGATAATGGTAGTGACACAGTAAACTACGCTGACTTTGGTATTATCAATAGCGGTTACGATGCTAACACACCTACAAACAGTTTAGGTAATATTGTGTATGCGGCTGACACATACATATATGCTCAAGGTAATACTAGTGCTACAGGTCAATCAGGTGGTAACTTGGCAATAGGTACAACTGTTGCTACTAAGACAGTTAAGATTTTTGCAGGTGGCGTAACATCAAATAGTATCGTTGCTAGTTTTGCTAATACTGGTGCTAATATTACAGGTAGTTTAAATGTATCCGGGAATATTACAGGTGCTAACATTTCTGGTAACATCAGTATTACAGGTAACGTTCAGGGTACAAGTAGTAATGTGTCACTAGTTGCAGGCAGTTATACAATGACCTTTGACAACACTGGTATCTTAACCTTACCAAGAATGGGCGGTGATGAAGGTGGTGAGATTAATTTAGGCATTCCTGCATCCAATACTACACTATCAACTCGGGTAGTTCTTGATGTTTACCAAGATAGATTGAGATTCTTTGACGGCAGTACCAAAGGTGCTTATATTGATTTGAGTCAAGCCAGCTCAGGTGTTGGAACCTTGCTTAACAATCGTGTAAGTGCTTTTGTCAATGCTGGTACTTTTGTAACCATGGACAATATCAAGGCTACTGTTACAACAACTGGCAATCGTGGCCTGAGTTTGGCCACAGTATCTGGATCATTTGCATATAGTATAGGTGGTACTTATGGTATGGCAACACCCGCTAGTGGCGGCAGTGCTGGTACAGGAACATTGACAACAACTGCTACTGCCTCAATATTTAATTGGGGCTTCACCAGTACCGGTGATACATCAACTTATATCTTAACTGATACTACAAATAGTAGGGCCTATCGTATCACACTACAAATAGGCGGTAGTTTCAACAACAACATGATTTCAATTGAGAGATTAATCTAATGATTATACAAGGTGTAACTTTACAGGGTGTAAATGTATATGACAATTCGTTTAATAGTAACGGTGCGTTGTTGTATGTAGATGCTGGCAACGCTGCCAGTTATCCTGGCACAGGAACAGCCTGGACTGGTTTATCAGACAATGCCAGCAATGCTATATTAGTTGGTAACCCTACCTTTAACAGTGCCGGTGTTGCCAGCTACTTTACTTTTAGTGGTACAGGTGCACAGTACGCTTCAACAACAGCAAGTAAGTTTAATGTTGCCTACACTGGTAAGACTGTTATAGTGGCCGCAAGAATGGCCAACAGTTCTTTTTCGTCCGGTCAATATCGTTGTTTGTTTGGAACCAATGGTGGCACTAGAAATTTTAATACCTATATGTACTTTGATGGATCAAACTTTAAACTACATTACAGTGCCAATGGCGTTGGAGGTTTTAGCAACAATCTATCAATAGCATATATGCAGTGGCTTGTTATCGCAATTACGCATACCACCGGCGGACTAGTAACTTATTATCTCAACGGACAACCTGTGGGAACTAACACTGGTGTAACATTTGCTCAATATGGCGCCAACAGTGGAGAATATGTAGCTTTAGGTGACAACTACTGGTACGGAGATATTGGTATGACTGCTGTATATGGACGGGCACTATCTGCGGATGAAATAACACAAAACTATAATGCATTATCTCTTAAATATTTCAGTGTAACTACTAATTTAGTCGCTTATTACAATCCTGATTTAACTACAAGTTATCCGGGAACAGGAACAACATTGTTTGATATTTCAGGCAACGGATTAAATGGTACAATGAGCAACATCACTTATACTGATCCGTACTTTACATATAATGGTACTAACAGTCAGGTTAATATTCCGGATAATGCATTATTAGAACCTGGATCTGGAAGTTGGACTATGGAAGCCTGGGCTTATCTTAGCAATACAGGTGCTGGAACTAAAACTATTCTAGGTAAATTTGATCCCGGAGGTGGCTCACAAGATGTGTCATATTCAATTCGTATAGCTACAGCCACCGCGTTCGCTCAATTTGGGGACGGTTTAGGTTCCTATGTCAACAGTACAAGTTACACAATGTCGCTTAATACTTGGGTACATATTGTGTATGTTTGGACAAACGGCGCCACTAAAACACTAGTAACTTACATTAACGGTTCTAGCATAGGTTCTGTGTCACATACCCTATCTAGCCTATTAAATACACCATCTAACTTGTATCTAGGCAGTTACAACAATGGAGAATATAGTCAGTATTTTACCGGACGTATAGGTATAATAAGATTGTACAATGCTGCATTGACTGCCAGTCAAGTACTACAGAACTTTAACGCTAACAGGTCAACATACGGTCTATAAGATTATAATAAATACAACCAATTAATTTACTATAAATAACAATAAATTTTATAAGTTATTTTAAATGATTAAACATAGACCAAAAGATACCAGAAAACATATGAATGTTGGATGGTTTGAAACATATCGTTCATTTAGCAATAACAGTTACTGGGATACAAACTATATCAATTACTCTATATTAGAGGTAATCAATGATGATAGGGTTCAACCAAGACATTTTGTACCCGTACATCAACATATGGATATGGAGATACTGGGCTATGTAATTAATGGTCCATGCTATCATAACGACAACTTACGCAATATACTACAAGTACCGACAGGCTCAGTTCAACATATGACAGCTGGGTCTGGTATTTGGCATATTGAGGGTAATAATTCAGATAAACCTATTCGTTATTTACAAATATGGTTGCGCCCCAATAAAATGGGAATACCCCCTAAATACGATGGATATCAGTTTACTAGAGAAGATAAATTAAACAAGTTTGCAAATATTGCTAGTCAAAAAGGCAGTCCGGTTACTATACAAAGTGATGCTATAGTAAAAGCTGGTATTTTTACAGAAGCACATACTGAAAATCTAGACCCCACTCGTAAATATTACTTGTATATAATTACAGGTAAAGCTACTATCAATGGGAATAAATCAGTTGAGGGTGATGGATATATGTTTGAGCAAGAAAACATATTAGAAATAACTAGCCCTGATGACTCAGAAATGATACTTTTTAATTTACCTTGACAACTATCCAAAAACGATAAATACATAATATATGGAATTTGTATTATGAAAATATCCTCTCTTTTTGAAATGACAACGACAGTTAGCAGTCCTTCAGGACTACAGAGTCAACAAGCACCTAAATTTGGTCGTGATCCAAACGTGTTAGAAGATGAAAAGATAGAAGAAACTACTTCAGGTTCTATTGCTACAGTAGCACAGCCCATGGGAAGTATGCAACGTAGGGGTAAAGGTAGTATGTTTCAAGGCATCAGTTCTAGCGAAAAGTTTCCAAACAGCAAAAAAGCTGGTATTAAAGAAGAAGCAATAAGCGAAGATGATATCAGTGAAGAACAATTACTAGCAAAATCAAAAAGAAAAGAATTCTTTAACAAATCAAAAGCCCGTGATATAGGTAATAGACCAGAAGACCGTGATATCATAGCAAAAGAAGAATTCGACGGCGGTGGTGAATATAACGATGAAGTAGATATGGTACAAAACAATCTGCATACAATCGTTAGAGTTTCAACACACTTAGGTAAAGAGTTACAAGCAGATGAGAATCTACCAGAATGGGTACAAGAGAAAATTGCAGTAGCTAAATCTGTCATGGTTACTGTCATGGATTATATGATTAGTCAGCATGAACGTGGCAATGTCTATACTATAGATGAAAATACTGGTTCAAAGAGAGATGAATACACTCAAGAAGCAAACGCATTAAAAGCATGGTTGGCTCAGAACAGTCATGACCAATATGCAGACCACTATGGTTCTTGGTCTACATGGAATAATAATCGTATGCGCTACGAAAAATTATTAGATTTGATTAAGCGTTTGGATGACGGACAGGGTATGGCAGAAGTTGCACCTCCCGGAGCTAAAGCAGAACGCATGGTAAAACACATCAAAAAGAGTTATAGCAAAGATGGTAAACTAAGTCCTAAAGAGAAAAGTATTGCTTATGCTACTGCATGGAAAGCACACAACAAAGGTAAAGTTAAAGAGCAAGGTGTGGCGGAGGAAAGCAAAGGCTTATGGGCTAATATACATGCTAAACGTGACCGTATCAAACAAGGTAGCGGTGAGCGTATGCGTAAGCCAGGTAGCAAAGGTGCACCAACTTCTGATGCATTAAGAAAGTCAGCAAAGTGAAAATAACTGATGTTTTAGTTGAAGGTGCATTTGGTAAAAACTTATATTACCAAGTTGATAACCAAGATAAAAATAGTGCATTGAAAGTTCAACAGCATTTTCCTTTTTATCCAACTAAAACTGAGGGCATATGGAAATGCCCTATAATGAAAAATGAAAGTTTTCAAACAGAGCAAAAGAAAAGACAGATTCTTAATCACTTATTCACCCCTATTATTGATATCAAGAAACACCTTAAGGGACTAACAGAATTTGCTGATACTGGTGACGGTGATAATGGTGGACAAGATGGTGAAGAAATTTTACGCCGATTAGCTAAACAATGGTGGCTAGGCACTGAACAAGATATGATTCGTGCAGAACGTACACTGGCTTCAATGGGCTGGGAAATTGGTGAAGATGAGGGTTATGATAATGGTGGCGTGTTTGTAGTACGTGCAGGAGACACAAACGGGAAAAGTTACATATCATGGGCTCACGAAGATTTGGAGAATTAAATGAAAATAACAGAATTATACGAAGGTGCAGAACCCAAATTACCTGGAGCCCCTAGTGGCATTAAAATTATGTCAGTTGACCAGTTTGTTTCTGATCCTGAAGCCGATGATTTTGTAGATGGTAATGAAGAAGTTGATGAAAATACTACCGAGCCAATTAGTAGTAGAATTAACAGGATACAAATGAATGATTATTTGGCAAAAGCTGATGTATTACATAGTAAAATGTTAGATGCCAATAAAAGGCGCGACTCAGAAACTTGGGAAAAATTAAAACAACAATATTTAGAACTAGAAAAACTTGCCGGTAAAGGTATGATACCTGAAGCGACTAAACTTCCTATCGACCAGCGTGATATAGGTGGACAAGAATTTCAAGATTATATGACACGAATTGCTGGCACTCCTGACATTGATAAAAAGACAGGTCAAGTAAAGTTAGATAAAAAAGGCAAAGAAAAATATGTGTCTGGAAAAACAAAACAAGACAAATATCGTATGCCTTATATTCACCGTAGTAGTGTAGTCAAGTACTATGATCCTGCAGGCAACAGATACCGTGAAGAAGATGTTAAACAAGCATTAGCAGTACGTCCAAAGAAATTACTAAAGCAAAATGAAAAGATGAAGCACAGTAATGGAGACTTAGAACAGTTCTTCAATATTGGTTTTGCCGCATTAGTTGGTATTGCATTAGACGAGAACACAAACAATTTAATTGTTGTTAATACATGTCCTGGCGCTGGCAGTTGTAAAATAGATTGCTTTGCTATGAAGGGCGGCAAGATTCAGTTTGAAGCGGCTTGGTTAAGTGACGGACGCATCATTACATATCTATTGAACAACCCAGATGGTTTCTTTGAGCAACTAGCAAATGAGATTGCTAAAGAAGAAAAATTAGGTAAAAAGGGCGGTTATAATGTAACTATTCGTTGGCATGACGCTGGCGACTTCTTTAGTCCAGAATACTTAGACTTAGCATTCAAGTTAGCAAACAGCTTACCTGATGTTAAATTCTACGCTTATACAAAGATGGCTGGTGCCGCACTGGCACAGAAACCCGATAACTTCATTATCAATTGGAGTGAGGGTGCTCATACAAGCCAAGAGAAACAAGTTAAGGCAGCTGATCCTAAATTAGATACAACTAAGAATAGTCGTATTGTACCAACTGGACTATTCCAAGACTTATTAGTTAAAGATGCTAAGGGTAATTTAGATAAGGGTAGTGAAGGACAATGGCAAATCATACCTGAAAAGTTACCTGAATTAAAACAACGTTTAGCTACCGAGTATGGATTAAGTGCTAATTCAATATTAAGTTATGACGAGTGGGCTACTAAAGGTCAAAAGATTCCTAATATGAAATGGAATGTTATTATTGCTCCCGGTGAACCAGACTTGACTGCAAATGATACTGGTGTATTAAGTACATTATTATTGAAGCACTAAATATGGACAGAGGCGTAATTGATTTTTACTTAAAGAACAAAGGAACCCCACCGGGGAAATAATATGTTAACTGATAACTTAAAAATACTATTAGCAAGTACAAATGCACTTGCTATCAAAGCACAAAACTTTCATTGGAATGTTGAAGGTGCCGACTTCCCACAATATCATAGTTTCTTTGACAATTTCTATACAGAGGTATACGGTTCAGTAGATAGAGTTGCAGAATATATTCGTACCTTAGATAGCTATACCCCAGGTAGTTTAACACGCTATGCTGAACTTAGTATTATTCCAGATCAAACTAAGATTCCACGTGCTGAATTGATGTTTACTGAATTGCTAACGGACAACGCTAAGATGATTGATTTTCTAAATATGTGTTTTCAATCAGCTACAGAAGAAAACAAACAAGGCATTGCTAATTTTATCGCAGAAAGATTAGATGCACACGAAAAACATCAGTGGATGATTCGCAGTGTTCTTAAAAAAGAACGAGCATAATGAGAGCATCAGAAATCATTGCAGAAGATTTAACTCGCAGAGGGTTTCTTGGTGCAATGGGTGCCGGTGCAGCCACAGGAGCACAAGCCTCACTAGGTTTAAAGATGCCCACAGATTTTAATGTATTAAGTAACAACCCACAGAACGAAATCACTTTACAAAAAGTTGCAATAGGCTCAGGATTAAAAGGTCCAGAATTGGCTCAGTTCTTGGCTCAGATGAAACACGAATCATGGAACTTTGAACGACTAAAAGAAAAGCCAATGGGTAAAGGCTATTTTGAAAAAAGATACGGTGTTCAATATGCGCCCAAGACAGCAAGAATATTAGGGAACACTCGTCCAGGAGATGGTGAAAAATATCATGGTAGAGGGTTTGTTCAGTTGACTGGTCGTGATAATTATAGAATGGCTAGCCGAGCATTGAATATTGATTTAATCAATCATCCTGAATATGCAGCTAGACCTGACATTGCTGCCAAGATTGCTATATGGTATTGGAAAACTAGAGTTAGACCTAATATAACTAATTTCAAAGATACTGCTACTGTTACCAAATATATTAATCCAGCAATGCGTGGTCTTAAAGATAGACACGAAAACTTTATAGATTACTATAGAATATTATGAGAGCAACAGAGTTCATCACAGAAGCCCCATTACAAGATTATGTACCATTGGGTGATTTTGAAAAGAAAGGGCAGTTTAATCCAGTAGACCGTAAACTGATTACACATCCTGTTACTCAAACAAAAGCAATTAAATTTTTAGAGAACACACCTTATAATTTTAGATTGTTTTTTAATAATAGTCCAGGACTACGAAAGTTTAAAGAATACGGAGCAATAAATCCAAATGAAGTTAAAAATATCTTTAGCAAAGAGCAAGCAGATTTAATTGTTAACAGGCACGAAAATGCAATTACTATTGTGTTTATAGGTAACACCGGTGACAGAGCAGTTATGATGACGCCGTGGGTAATGGCACATAGATTTGGTCATGCAATTACTGCATCAAATCGTAATAATTATGGCACATCAAGAGGTAATATTGCTGATCCATGGAATAAGGCAGAGAGTTATTTCTTTAATTATATCAATAAGATTCTAAAAGATTATTATAATAAATCAGCAGAGCATAGGTATACTAATACTGCTGTTAATTGGAACCTACAACAAGAATACGGTGCTTTTTTCAATGCTATAGGCACACAGCGTAGTAGTCGCACCGGACAGATAAAAAGACCATATGAATTTATGTATGAATTATTTGCACAATATCTAAAAGACGGTAGAATTACGTTAAATCCACTACCAGTTTCATTAGACTATGGTAGAAAAGCATGGGGTAGAACAACTAAGTTTATGAGATTGAATCCTGAATTACAAAATGATGAATTATTACGCGGAGAAGCTAGCTTAGAATTATCAAATGTATTATCTAATTTATTTGACTCTGTGCTACGCGCCAGTGTAGGTAAAATATATATTATGTGAGGAATAATGAACCACTATCTAACTTATGTAAAACACAGCTATGAAGTTATACTTGAAGCCGAAAGTAAACTTTGTGTAAATTTAGAACATAATGTAGAGGCTTACGTGGTTCATTTGTTCGCACGATACTTAGATAATCCAAACTTAAATCGTGAACCAGTATGTATCAAAATTATGGAAGGTACACGCCTACCCATTGAACAACGAAAGAAAGTTCTAAGCAGTGTAGCAGATGAGTGCCTATTAATCAATGGGTTAGAATTAGCAAAAAATCGCTGGCCCAGTAACAATTACTATAAAGAAATGGGTTGTCTAGCATATGACCAAGTAGCATATACTGAGCGCCCACCGGATATATTCTATGTAGGATTAGCAGAGAAATTCAATCTAATCAGCAAAGTTTTAAATAAATGTAAAGTACCATTGTAATTAGACTAAGTAAGTTATTAATGGGGTATATATGGGTGGATTTAGAAACTTTGCTAATAAAATACTGCAAATGACAGGTTTGCGGGATGAACGAGAACAAGACAATTTTGTTTATATCAAATTTGATAAAAAAATCCCTACATCAAAATACAATGTTACATTTGATGTATTGCAGGAAAATGTAAATATTCCAATAGGGCAAAATCCAAATAACAATATACCTTTTGTTCATGGTAAGAATATAGGTAATTTCTCAGTATTATGGGTTTGTTGTAATAACGGGGATGATAATGTTACTAAGAAGTTTGCCGCGGCTTGGCAAGGAGATGATAACTGTACATTCTTTAGGCCCAAATCACATAGCGGTATCATAAATTCAGGGATTGAATCAGTAGACCAAACTGATCATAGTTATGAACCTGAAAAAATCAATTTCTTTTATACAATGTTATTGGATATCATGTATCCAGATGAAACAGAATACACTACATATAGAATAGTATTGGCACACGGTAGTGGTAAAAAGTTGAAATATACCGCAGAATTAGTTACCGATTTAAAACTACACGGATATGAAGCATACACAGATAAATTAACAGGTAAATTTTCTCGTTATACACCTAAATACGATAGAACTTCAGGAAAAGATCAAAATGATTGGTTTTTAGGGGTAGCAGGAGATATATTACACGGGTATGATCAGATTATGAAGTTAAGATACAATCCTGTATTAAAGTATAGAGATAGCAACAATAAGGATTGGTTATTGACTAATAGCGTCAATAAAACACGTCCTATATTAATTAGACCAACTGACATTAATACCTTTGAAATAAGATTTTTAGAGTGGGATTAACATATGCAATATCCAGTATATCCAGAACAAGAAGGGGAATGGGACAGACCTTTGAACCCATATAGCCCTGTATAGAACTCGCCTTAGGACCGAGTAGCCGGCTGCTGGCTGCATGATAGGATTCGCTACCCAATTCATCGAAGTGAGCATAAATACTATACTATGAGAGCAGAACTACTTTACGAATCCGCAGTCGATGAATTAAAAAAGAAATTACCTAGCCTACGCAAAATAGACTACAGTACTATTGACAATTTAATGCAACGCATCAGTAAGCGTTACAAGATCACCGGCAAAAAATTACATGACTTATTTGTGAGCAGATACGGTCATACGCCAGACACCTGGATAAAAAAATACAAAGAAAAACTAGGTGAACAAGGTGTGGCGGAAGGCATGGACGGACAAGTTGTGTTTTCGGGCACCGGTGCTGATGGTGGCAAATATGAAATCATTCAGTCCAGTCCCACAGACTTCATGATCCACGCCAACGGTAAACACATTGACACTTATAGTAGTCTACAGCGAGCAATGAGTGTGCTCAAAAATGAAGTACCAGGATTAACTAAAGGTGTGGCAGAGGGCTTGCCAGGCAGTTTAAGCAACAGTGACTATACCCCAGGCGCCACTGTAAAGAACCCGAATACTAGTTGTAAAAGATGTCATGGACATGGTACTTTGTGGAAAGCACCCAACGGAACAATTCTTCCTGCCAATGATGTGCCAGGTGCTAAACGGTATAAATGCGGTGCTTGTGATGGTATTGGTATGGCCAAGCAAGGTGTGGCGGAAGAAAAGCAACGTCTTGATCCTAAATGCTGGACAGGTTATAAAAAACAAGGCACTAAGATGAAGGGCGACACTAGAGTAAACAACTGTGTACCAGCGGAAAGTGTTGAAGAAGATTGGAACAAAGTCAATAAGAAAGATAAGACTTCTGGAATGAGTCAAAAGGCTGTGAATGCCTATCGTAGAGAGAACCCAGGTAGTAAGTTAAAAACTGCGGTAACAACTAAGCCAAGCAAATTAAAACCAGGAAGCAAAGCTGCCAAACGCCGCAAAAGTTTTTGTGCTAGAATGGGTGGTAATAAAGGTCCTATGAAAAAGCCTAATGGTAAACCTACTCCCAAAGCATTAGCACTACGTAGATGGAACTGTGAGAGTGTAGAAGAATTAGAAAATTTAGTAATGATTGCTGAACAAAAAGTTGCTGAAGCTAAAAATTTAAAACAACAAGCGGCCATTGCAATTTCTAAGAAAAAAAAAGGAATGAATGAGGGTGACGTAGTTTCTATGCCAGATAGAAGCGAGTCAGATAAAGATTTTGCCATATACCAAGATGATCAACCTGTAGTTAAATTTAAAACAAGAAATGCAGCAATGGAATTTTTAAACATGTTGCATAAAAAGTATCCAAAAATCAATTATGTTTTAAAAGCTATCCCCTCAACAGCTTTTTACGAGGGTGTAGTAGTGCAATTTCCCAACAAGCAACAACCTACTAAACCTAACGTAAGTCCATTACAAAAGAAAAAACAAGTAACACAACGCACAACTAGTCAGAACGTTGTGCCAATTGCTAAAAAACCAGCCGGTATTACTTGGAAGAAGTTACCCAAAGATGTATTAAAATTAGCTAACGATTGGTTCTGGGCTGATATGGAAGATGGAGGTTCAGCAGCCGTACTAGATCCAAAAGGATATGGTTCTGGTACTAGAAATCAATTACAATTTATCACGGCACAACTACAACAACGTGGTTGGAATATTGATCATGATGAGGAAGTTGATAACGTCTTACTCACCAATAAAACGGGCCAGTCTGTTCTATTATCGAGAGATGATGCATATGACTTTAAGGGTTGGGCAGCAGGCACGAATAGTCATTTGCGTGAATCTATTGAACAAAAAGATGATGTGCAAAAAATTAAAGATTTTATTAAATGGTCAATGATAACATTGAATATAGAAAAGCCATATCCTAAATTTACATTAAGTAGAGATACAGAACAGGCACAAAAAGGTCATCGCACTGGAATGCACACTGGAGATAGAATTTGGGTATATATTGAGAATAGAAATTTAGTTGATATATTCCGTACTATATTCCATGAGTTAGTACATCATAGACAAGACCAACTTGGTATGATTAAGCACGGTGATAGCTATCCTGGAAGTCCTATTGAAGCACTAGCAGATATGATGGCAGGCAAGTATATAAAAATATACGGTAAAGAACATTCAGATATATTTCAATGAGAGCAAAAGAATTTGTATCAGAGGTGATTAATCCAGAAACATTAGGTGATCCTAATGATACTAGTTCTGGACCAAGTTGGGAGCATGAGGTTCGTATAGGTCCATACATCTATAAAGCAGAACATTACTTAGCATTAGGTGATATACCTGGATTAGTAATAAGTGCATACGACCCAAGACAACCAGTAGGTAAACAGTATATAGGCCAGGCCGTATTTGTACTTCATACTGAAGAAGATAATCAACAATGGCTTCAAAGTGACGAGACACAAGTTGAAGAAAAATATCGTAGTAAAGGGGTAGCAAGTACAATGTATGCTTATGCTAAAATGTTAGGGAATGACATTAAACCAAGTCCTTATCAAAGTCAAATGGGTAAACAAATGTGGCATAAATGGAATGAAAAGGGTGATGCACAGCACCTAGTACCTGGAAAATAAAATGAGAGCCTGTGAGTTTTTAATTGAATACAATAGAGCCAAAACTGCACAGATGGTAGGTCCGCAGTTGATAAATGCCTTTGCAACAGGCGGAGACAAACAACAGTATCAATTCTATAATACAACATTTGTATTTCCTGATGGTCAACCAAATACAGAAGCAATACTTGCAGAAGTATTACGTAATTTAGAAGAAGCAGATCCAACTAAAAATAAAATCTATACACCTTGGCTTGCACGTGAATATGCTAAACAAAATATCAAACGTTTAGAAGATGCACACGTACTTGGTCCTATGCTTGCTGAGTATGACAAATATAAAAAGCGTAATGATTTCCCCGTTGATGCTAAGGATATCATGCGTTTAAATTATGCTCAGTTCTATACAATAATGGGTAATTATGAACCCCCACCGGAAGTAATAAAAGATAAAGGTCAAGCTAGGGAAGTTTATAGAGATAGTGATGTACGAGTTGTTATACCTGACAATGAACAAGCCGCTTGCTATTATGGTCAAGGTACTCGTTGGTGTACAGCAGCCACAAAAGGAACAAATTATTTCAGTAGATACAGTAGTAAAGAAAGACCATTGTATATTTTGTTACCTATTAAGCCTAGAGAAGAAGGAGAGAAATACCAATTGCATTTTGGTTCAGACCAATTCATGGATGAACAGGATGACCCAATTAATTTATACGAATTGTTAACTGAAAGATTCCCTGACCTTTACAAATACTTCATTACAAAAGAACCTGAAGTTAAAGAGTTGGTTCCTTTTACCGATGATGCTTTATTAGCATCAATAGGTTTACAAATTCGTGATTTAACAATGGATCATGTTTATCAAATGGCAAGTGATTGGGAAGACAATGACAGTTATTTTAAAGACTGGCAATTAGACACCGCTAAAAAAATGGGTATCATTAATGATGAAATGGATGATGACGAAATCTGGGAAGTCATACATGATAATCCTAAAATTAATGACTACTTTGATTATAATGATGATGCTAGAAGATTTTTGGTTGATATAAAAAGTGCATTAGCAGTAACACCATCACAGATGAAAGAAATTGCTATTGATATAATGAATGATACAAATGAGTCGGATGAACCTGTAACTTATTACAATTTAGGTCTGATAATGGCTCATCATATAAAAAAATATTTTAATCCTTATTGGAAAAATTATGGGTGGCGTAGTAGAAATGATGAAGACCATGGTGTTGCTGAGTGGGTAGCAGAACATATTTCTATTAGCAGACAAGGACAAGTAAGTTACGCAAGATAAGGGTAAATCTTTACACAAAAAGTTTGACTTCTTTACGATTTCATGTATAATAAGTACTTTCTCAAGGAGTATTTATGAGTGATGTGAAAACATTCAACGGCGATCAGAAGATTAAACTTACCCAACTTGTCAATGAGGGTATGGCAGTAATGCACGAAATTGACACATTAAATGGTGGTCTTACAGACACTATCAAAGCAATTGCAGAAGAACTAGAAGTTAAACCTAGTGTACTTAAGAAAGCAATCAGAGTGGCCCATAAAGCGAGCCTAACACAATCAAATCAAGAACACGAACAACTCAACACTATTTTGGAAACAGTGGGTAAAACAATTTGAGTTATGTAGATGCCATCCACTCTAGGGATGAAGATAGAATTTATGTAGTTGAACGAGGTGCTGACGGTAAGCGTCACTACACTGAATATCCTGCCAACTATGTTCTCTATTATCCTGATCCAAAAGGTAAGCATCGTAGTATCTATGGTAATCCTGTATCTAGATTCAGTACACGCAAGCGTCAAGAATTTGAAAAAGAACGTAGAATACTTAGTGGGAAAGAACTTTTTGAAAGTGATATCAATCCAGTATTTCGTTGTCTAAGCGAAAACTATTTGGGTGTTGATGCACCTAAACTTCATACTTGTTTCTTTGACATTGAAGTAGACTTTGATCCAGAGAAGGGTTTCAGCCCTACTAGCGATCCATTCAATCCAGTGACTGCAATCAGTATGTATTTGGATTGGCAAGACACATTGATAACATTGTGTATTGCACCCAAACACATGAGTAATGAAACAGCATGGGAAATCACCCGAAGATTTGAGAACACATTGCTTTTCAAAAGTGAAAAGGAAATGTTTGATACATTCTTTGAATTGATTGATGATGCAGATGTATTGACTGGTTGGAATTCAGAAGGATATGATATACCATATATGGTTAATCGTGTCACCCGTGTAATGAGTAAAGATGATACACGCAAATTCTGCTTAATGGGTCAACTACCCAAGCCAAGAGAGTATGAACGATTCGGTAAGTCAGAAATGACTTACGACTTGATTGGTCGTATTCATATGGACTATCTTCAACTTTACAAGAAATACAACTATGAAAGTCGCCATAGCTATAAACTAGATGCTATCGGCGAAATGGAAGTTGGTGAAAACAAAACACAATACGAAGGTACACTTGACCAATTGTACAACAAGGACTGGGAAAAGTTCTTAGAGTATAACCGTCAAGATACTATGTTGTTGGTTAAGATTCACAACAAACTAAAATTCTTAGAATTAGCTAATCAACTAGCACATGAGAATACAGTATTACTGCCAACAGTAATGGGTTCTGTAGCTATGATTGAAATGGCAATTTTCAACGAAGCGCATGAACGAGGTTTAGTTGTCCCAGATAAAAAACGAAGGAAAGAAAATGCAGAAGATGTCCAACAAGCAGCAGGTGCCTATGTTGCTACGCCCAAAAAAGGTATGCACGAATACGTCGGAGCAGTTGATATCAACTCGCTCTACCCCTCGGTTATTAGAGCCCTCAACATGGCAGGTGAAACCATCATTGGTCAAGTCAGACAAACACTAACTGACAAATACATGACGGATAAAGGTCAAAGGCTTGCATCAGAAAAGAAACGCCACAAAGAGGGCGATGATGCAGTTACTGGCAGTATTCTGTGGGAAAATCTATTTGGCGCATTAGAGTACACTGCAATTATGAATCAAGAACGGGGTACTATGCTCACACTTGATTATGAAGATGGTCGTAGTGAGGAAATGAGTGCGGCAGAGATATGGAAACTAATCTTTGATAGTCACAAGCCCTGGATGCTTAGTGCAAATGGCACAATCTTTACATACGAGAAAGAAGGTGTTGTACCTGGATTGCTAACTCGTTGGTATAGTGATCGTAAGGAAATGCAGAAGAAACTAAAAGAAGCAACGACCCAAGCTGACAGGGAGTATTGGGATAAGCGACAACTGGTACGCAAGATTTTGCTTAACTCTGCATATGGCGCACTGTTGAACGAGCATTGTCGTTTCTATGACAAGCGTATCGGTCAAAGTGTTACACTAAGCGGCCGTCAGATTGTCCGTCATATGATGAGCCAAATTAATGAATGTGTTACTGGTGAGTATAATCACGAAGGACAAGCAATTGTGTATGGTGATACTGACAGTTGTTATTTCAGTGCTTACCCTGTGTTACAAACACAAATACAGAATGATGAATTGCAATGGGACAAAGAATTGTGCATTTCATTATATGATAATATTGCTGACCAAGCAAATGAGAGTTTTCCAGCATTCATGGAGAAAGCATTTCATGCACCACGCAAGAATGGTGCAATCATTAAAGCTGGTCGTGAACTGATTGGTGACCGTGCTATCTTTATTACAAAGAAACGCTATGCTATCAATATCTTTGATAAAGAGGGCAAGCGTAAAGATAAAGATGGCAAAGCAGGTGATGTTAAGGCTATGGGTCTTGATTTGAAACGAGCAGATACTCCTAAATACATACAAGAATTCTTAATGGGTGTACTAGAAATGGTTATCCAACAAGGTAAAGGTCGTGCAGAAGTAGTTGATAAAATCAAAGAATTTAAACGAGTGCTAACTAAACAGGATAGCTGGACTAAAGGCTCACCAAAAGGTGTTAACAAACTAACAATGTACGGTGATCTAGAAGCTAAGAGTACCACTGGTCGTGCTAATATGCCCGGTCACGTTAGAGGTTCATTGAACTACAATTATCTACGCAAAGTTAATTCAGATAACTATAGCATGAAAATTGTTGATGGTATGAAAGTGATTGTTTGTAAATTGAAATCAAATCCATTAGGTTTCACTAGCATAGCATACCCTACAGATGAACTCAGATTACCTCAATGGTTTACTGAACTACCATTTGACGATGAAGAAATGGAAAAGACATTGGTAGACGAAAAGATTGAAAATTTACTAGGTGTCTTGGGTTGGGATATACGAGATAGCACAGATGTTAAATCAACATTTGATGATTTATTCTCATTCGGTTAAATTAGTGTTGACTTGTGTATTATATTCCATTATAATGCACAGATAGAACACCTAAATAGTGTTATACATACAAAGGAAAGAAATGAAAGACATTTTACAAGATATTATTGCACATACTAGTGCATTGGGATTTATTGAACTAGTTAAAATAACTGGTACTGATACTGAAACAACTATCAATGCTATTGCAGAAGATAAGAGTGTTATTCTAAGTGGAACATTTAAGAATCCGCATCCAGAGTTTATCGGCGTGGTTGGTATGCCTAATCTAGGTAAACTTAAAACTATTCTTAGTTTTGATGAATATGACGAGAAGGCCAAAATCAATGTAGTTAAAGGTACACGTGATGATCCTAACGCACTGAGTAGCATTCACTTTGAAACAGTAAGTGGTGATTTCGTTAATGACTATCGTTTCATGGCTCAAAGTGTAATTGAAGAAAAAGTTCGTTCAGTAACTTTTCATGGTAGTGGTTGGGATATTGAGATTCAGCCTAGCGTTGCTAGCATTCTACGTTTGAAGAAACAACAAAGTGCTAATAGCGAAGAAGCTAAATTCAGAACAATGGTTGAAGATAATAATCTAAAAGTTTATTTTGGTGACCCATCGTCACACAGTGGTAACTTTGTGTTTGAAAGTAATATCACTGGAAAAATCAATGACAAGTTTTTATGGCCTGTTACACAAGTTTTGAATATTTTAAATCTAACTGGTGACAAAACTTTGCGTTTAAGCAATCAAGGTGCAATGGAAATCACAGTTGATAGTGGTCTTTGCGATTACAGATATTTGCTACCTGCACAACAAAAATGATTGGTCAACTATTTCAGTCTGGTCGTTATGTGATTGTATCCGGTGGTTCTACCACTAACTATATAACCGCATATAGTGGTTTACAAGATGTAGGCAATATGCGCTATAATACCAGTTCACAATGCATAGAAGTTTTTGACGGTACTTCATGGCAAAGAATCAACATAAATACTGCCCATGTTGGATTAAGCCCAGAAGCTGAACAAATTCTTGATTGGGCAAACCGCATGCGGCTGGAAGAAATAGAACTAGAACAACTAGCAAAAGAAAATGCGGCAGTCAAAGATTTAGTGGATCAAATAAAAGAAAAACAACATCAATTAAAAATGATACAAACTCTAATTAAATAATGGAACAATCAAATTTATCTAATCAACATAACCCTGAATGGGCATTGTTCTTACCTGCAGTTAGTAGTTTCTATATTAGTGGCTTAGGTAAACAACGTAAAGGTGAACCTTACTTTGACCCTGCACGTATACCCGCAGGATTTAATGGTGATGTAGAGAAACTTAACTTTCTTAACAAGAAAGAAGGTTTATATTATTACGAATGGGGTTTGTATTCAGCTGGTCATGCTAACTTAGATACAACGGTGAATGACAATTCAGAAAGCATCATTCGTGAACGTGACCCACATACATTCATGTTGGGAGACTCAGGTGGATTTCAGATTCTAAAAGGTCAATGGCCTGCAGACTGGAAGAATCCTAATTGTCCTAAGGCAATGGAAAAACGTAAGATAGTATTGAAATGGATGGACACATACATGAACTATGGAATGTGTTTAGATATCCCAAGTCAATCCGAAACAACCTTTCATCTTAAGGACAAGCAAGGTAATAGTGTGCATGGTATTCAAAATGTACAAGATGCTATTACTGCTACACATATCAATAACGAATACTTTATCAATAATCGTTCGGGCAAATGCAAATTCTTAAATGTATTGCAAGGTCGTACTCATACCGATAGTGATAAATGGTATGACGAAATGAAAAAGTATTGTGATCCAAACATCTATCCGAACACTCACTTTAATGGCTGGGCATTCGGGGGACAAACAAAGATTGATATTCATTTAACATTGCGTAGAATGGTTGATATCATTTATGATGGATTACTACAAGAAGGTAAACACGACTTGATTCACTGTTTGGGTGTATCCATACTTGAATATGCTGTATTGTTTACTGATATACAAAAAGCAATTCGTAAGTATCACAATCCAAAACTACAAATTACATTTGACTGTGCAAGCCCATTCTTTAGTGCGGCTAAAGGATTAGCATATTTCAATAACAGCATTGAGCATGATAGTAAGTGGACTTATCAAATGGAAAAGACCGCAGAGAACAAGAACTATGCCACAGACAATCGCAAATTTAGCGATGGTGTTTTGGCTGACGGCATCCATAAACTCTTTACAGACAGTCCAGTAACTGATAAACTACTGATGAAGGACTTGTGCTATCGAGGACAAGGCTTTATTGGTCAACATGGTAAAGAAACAAAAACAAGTTGGGATACATTGAGTTATACATTGCTACAAAGTCATAATGTTTATCAGCATATCTATGCTGTACAAGAGGCTAATCGCAGATATGAACAAGGTATTATGCCTAGCATGATTATGCAGAAAAACAATAATACTACATTCCGTGATGTGGTTAACGAGGTATTCTCACAGAAAACTAGACAAGACAGTCATCGGGTCATTGAACAATATGACAGACTATGGATGCAAATGCAATCAGGTAGTCAAGGTATGAGTGGTAAAAAAACTGTCAATGCATTAACTAAATTTAACGAACTATTTTCATTTGCATGAGGTTACTATGTACGAGCAACGAATTAAAACTTTAGAAGAATCATATAAAGTTATTGAACAAAAAATTGCTAACAATGAAGGAGACCTAAATAGTCTACAAGAACAGAAAGCGAAATACCATCGTGAACTATCAGAATTGCGTAAGAAGCAATATGATTATGATTATGAACAACTTGACTTAGGAGATGATAGATAATGGAACAACAGATTCAACAAGCACAATTTGAAAAACGTCAACGCATTCAGAATCATGCCAAACGTATGATTTTTGTAACATTTCAAAAAGAGGGTATTCATAAGTACCCGGCAGCGGCAACAGATCCAGCACTCGCAACGGGTGATGAATATGATGTTAGCTTTTTAGGAACTCCGCATCGTCACATCTTTCACTTTAACGTGGCGATTGAAGTATTTCACAACGACAGGGATATTGAATTCATTCAATTTAAACGCTGGCTAGAAAAACTCTATGCCGGTGGCACACTTGAATTGAATTACAAGAGTTGTGAAATGATTAGTGATGACCTCTATGAAGTTATTGCTACTCGCT